GTCACCGTACACCCGAGCGTCACCGGACACCCAAGCGTTACTGGACAGAGATTGATCTAAATTTTTTTCCGACTCAATAAATCCGCCAAGCTGTCCCGCCACTACTACGCCAAACGAAACTAGCGCTTTGATTCGATATAATTTTTTACCGCCAAAGATTTCGATAAATTCATCGGTTAGTTCATATTTCTTTTGTTGCTCTTTCATTTTTTATCTCTCTATTTTGGATAATAAAAAGCCCTCGTAGTGAGAGCCGTTGTTGGTGGAAGTTGTTTTATAGATGTTCTTTTTCGCCGCCGAACTCATTAATCAGATTTTTAACAAGTTCGGACAGTGTGGCCGTCATCAAGATAAAATCCGCATCAAAACGCTGTGCGTAATCCTCTTTCAAAATGTCGTCATTCTGCTCGGTGATGTAGTCGGAAAACTTCAAGCGTTTCAGCGTACCGTCTTCAACTAAGACAAATTTAAGGTTGTCTTCCCATTCAAGCGCGAGTTTTGATATTGAGCCATTTTTTGCAAGCTCGATAATTTCCTCGTCTTCAACATCTTTTTGCTTGCAGTGAATAACGCCCAAGTCTTCTTTTTCTCGAATTTCCACTTCTTCGCGCAAGATGAGCCAATCTGGCGCGGTATCTGTAACCCATTTTGTCATCACTTCGCACGGGGCACGATTAAACGCTAACGGTACTACTGGCAAGCTACCAAGCGATTTACGCAAAAGTGCGAGTGCATCTTCAGCTGTTTTACTTGATGCTGCATCAACAAAGATAAATTGTTTCAACGTGTCGATATAAAGTGCGGTCGTTTTGATGCGAGAAAATGCTTGCGGAAGTAGAGTGGCTATCACATCATCTTTTAGGGATAATCGTTCTGTTTTCTTTAATTTTCTCCGTTCTTTTTCTTCAAGTGCAGTGATTCGTTTATTAAGTTCACGATTCACAACTTCCACAGGCAAAATCTTCTCTTCTCGTTTAGCTATAAGTAAGATTCTTCCGTTCGCTTGATAGGCTAAGTTTTCGCTGGTGGCGAGCGGAGCAGACCAACCGAAATGGCTAACGTCTGCAGATTCGCACGGAGTAAACTCACATTCTTTGAGTTGTTTTTCGATACTTTCAAAGTCTATTTGTTTCGTTAATTGGTAAATAATTGCATTTCTAAACCAGTACATTTTTAATCTTCCTCGTAAATTTAAAGGCCACTATCTAGCGGCCTTATTTTTGTTAGTATAGTTGATTGTTTCTCTGATTCGCTCACGAACACGCTCAAGAGCTTTTTCTAAACTCCGTTCCGGTTCGTACAACTCCGCTAATTCGTGTTCAGCTTGTTCTTTGCTCATTCTTTCACCTAAAAGAAAACCGCCTTATTTAGCGGTCTCAATCATTTTTAATATTCGGCTTTTACTTTCTTTCACAAATAAACTCTTTCCGTCTGTTGTTGATATGAAAGAGTTATCACCAACTGGCTTAATGTAAAAAATACTATCAGCACAAACCTGCGTCTTTTTAAGCCCCTCGATAAGGGTAAGTGTTATTTCTTTACCCATAACTCACCCATAGAATGGAATCCCATCTGAAAAATCATCTTGTTCAGCCATCGCACTTAATGGGTCTGTTTTTTCCTTACCTTTGGTTGGCTGTTGCATCTCATTTCTTGCTTTACTGTCTAGCATTTCAAACGATTGTGTCGCAACTTTAAGTGCGGTGCGATTATTGCCGTTTTGATCTTGCCAACTTTCCTGCACCAGCTTTCCTGTTACGCAGATTTTTGAGCCTTTTTGAAGATATTGTCTCGCCACATCGGCAGAATTGCCGTGTACCACAATTGGTATCCAATGCGTACGATTAACGGTATCACCTTGTTTATCACGGTAATCGTCACCGATAGCAAGGTTAAATGTGGCAATTTGACCGCCATTTTGGAATTGGCGGATTTCTGGATCACCACCTAAATGACCGATTAATATAACAGTGTTGGTATTGCGTGCCATTAGCTCATTTCCTTAATTAATTGTTGATAGTATTCTTGAACGGCATTAACTCGCTCTTTGATTTCTTCGATTATTTTGTCATCACGTTTAACCGTAACGGTTGTAATGCGTTTTGATTGTGGTATTTGCTCCACTAAGTCAATATATCGCTCTGGATTGTCATAACTTGATAATTGCTCGTATGGAGTAGGCAATAGTACAAAGTCAATTTGAGCCTCTTCACAATCCCATAGCCACATATAGCCTTGCATTTGGATTGTATAACCAGCTTTTTTGGCTTTCTCTTCCGCCTCATCGGTAAAGAATGGGTGCGAGCCAATATCCCACGAACATTTTGTATCAATGATTAGCTTTCTGCTTGGAACGTAAATATCACATTCGCCAGTAATCCAATCATTTTCTCGTCTCTCTTCGTTTTTCTTGAGAGCTAATCCACGCTTGCGACCACTTAATTTAATAGCCTGTTTTTCAAGAGCGATTCCTTTCTCGGTGTATTTATTGCCCTCAAAATCTTGGTAGCCAAATAGGTCATATTTAACTATCTTTCTCACCGCACTTTTAGCGGTAGCCGAAATTCCACTACCGCTTTTTGGTTTAACCATTAAATCAGCAAGCCCAGAGCATCTAGCTTTCAGCTTGTACATTTCCATTCTCAATCGCCTCTAATTCCGCAATCTGTTCTTGACTAAACTCATAAGCCCCACTATCGCAAAGGTCTTGTAGAGTAGTCTCACCGTTGATAATGCTTTGTTTGCAGTTGTTAAACGTTTCATCATCTACAACCGCTACAAATTCAGCATTTTGAATATTGTCGGTATAATTGAACTCTTGATTTTCTACATCTTTAACCACAGATTGATCGGCTAATACCGCTTGTTGCATCTCAACCGATAACGGAGCTTGTTTTGATAGCAGTAACTTAATCACAGTTTTTAATGCCATCGCCTCAAAGTTATCGTGCCATACGCCAAAGCCTTTCTTGAATGTCTGACTGTATCGTTGAGCGTGTTTAACGATATCATCGTGACTCATATAGAGTTCGGCTGAAAAATCGTTTACTAGTTTAAAATAGGCGTAATAGCCGATTGGGTTTTCGTTTTGCTCGGGTTCTTGCTCCCAGTCGAATTCAAAACCATTGATGAAATCTTTTTTGATGAGTTGTTTTTTGTACACTGGCAAGGCGACTAATCGCTTAAATTGCCCAGAGCGTTGAGCAAGTTGGATAAAGCCCTTATAACCGATTTGAAATTGAGCCTCTACTTTTCGCTCTTTGTTATTCTTAAAGGGGACGATGTAAGCAAAACCTAAGCCATTTTGTAGTGGCAAATTCAGCGTCGCGGCCATACAAGCAGCGTTAAAAATGCTCATTGGGTCCGCTGTTTTAAGCATTGAATTGCTGTTGGCGATTTGCATTACGCTTGTCGCAAAGGTGGCTGCATTTTTGCCAACAAGTTCTTTAATCTTATTTTGCACATTCGCACTTTCAAAAAATGTTTTAAGCGCAGGTGGCTGTTTATTTTGTTGATGTTGGACTTGGTTTGTCATCTCACCCCTCCATTAATCTAGGTCATAATCATTCATTCTGTCGTGCAATTCACGTTCGGCAATTTTCTTAATCGCCTCTTGTCTATAAGGCTCATAACTTGCACCACTGCCAATGGCAAGCCAGAAATTGTCGTTATCGCACAACATTTCTGTGAGTTCGTGATAATGCGTTTGGTCTCCTTGTTTTAAATCGTTGTCAATTTCCGTGGCGACTTCCTCCAAGGCGACTTCATAGCCAGCTTGCCAATCCACTTCTCGTTGGTGAGCTGCATCTAGTTGAGCGTAGTAATCAGCGTAAGGTTTCATTGGTTTACTCCTGGCTCATTGATTTCAATCTAAAGTGATGTCTTTCGCAAAAATCGATGCGGTGTTGGCAATACTCGATATTCTTTTTGACTGCCGTATTACGTTTGGCATCCGCCCAATTCTTCGCAGCCTCAAGGTAATTACCTTTCTTTTCTGCTTTTACTGCCGATTCTGCGTAGGTTTTATAAGCCAGTCTCATTATTTTTCCCCTAAAGTGCGGTTAATTTCTGCTTGTTTTTGTTCTGTATAAGCTAGAGCCTCTTGTTTAGCTGGCTCTGTAAGATTCGGTTGGTATTCGCCATGTTCAGCAATCCATTGTATGCGAGCCTGTTCACGCTCTAATGCTTTTGGCTCGCTTGCAAAACAATAGGAGATTCCACCAATCAAAAAGGCGATAAACATCGCACAGGCAATCTTTGCTAAAGGGCGCGTGATTTCAGCAAACACATCAGTAAATTTTTCCATTTTTTGATTCCTTTTTAATCAATTTAGTGAATTTAGGGTGTAAAAATCCGCCACACGGTAAAGTGCGGTCGGATTTTTCGTTGTTTTTAGAAGTCGATTTTGACGGCTTTTGGATCAAACTGGCGCAAGTGTTTTAATGCTCGCCAGTTTGTCATTGGGTCAATCTCAAACTCTTGTGTAATGCGATTTAAGATTTTGTTTGTTGAGCGTAACACGCTTAAATATTCGTAAGCCTGTCCGTAGATTTGTGAACTCATATTTGAGCCTAAAACGTTGAAGGCTTTTTCGATATGCTGGAATGTACCTACGCCTCGCTTGAAAGCAAACCATAACCAGGCAAGCTGTTGTAATTCGTACTCAGTAAATTCAAACGTGTATTTCTTTTCAGGCTCAGGCAAAGATAACTGTTGTGGTTGGTTACGGTGCATAGCCAAGAATGCACGCAATACAATCAAGTGGAATTTAGGACTAATCCACATCGCATAGGAAAGCACTAATTCTTCGCAAGCGTAAGTTCCACGTAACCCACGACCACCAGTAGTTTTAAAGATCAGATCTG